GTAGAGCACTGCATTACTGGAAACCAGATGAAATTATTTGGGGTTCAAATAGTCCTGATTATAAAATACTTACCATTGTTGGTAGAGAAGAATATGAAATAGCCAAACAATGCGATTTAAGTAAAACTATTATATTCCAAGTATGTGTATTTACTGCTAATACTACTATTCAAGAGTGGGAAGAAATCTGGAAACAGGCTAAATTAATTATATCATTTCATCCTATTGATACATATACCAAAGAAAAAATTAATTTTTTTAGAACTCCATTGGGAGCAGAACCAATTTTGTTCCCAGTCAGCAATGCACCTAGAACTTTAAAAGCGTTTTCTACTGGTCATGTGGCAGAAACAGAATGCTTAGATAAAGTATTCGATGCTTGTCAAAGTACCAATAATTTTATGGTTCATACCGGAGAGAATTTTAAATGGAATCCCAATAATTATGGGTTTATTGAGTATCTTCCAGACAATAAATTTACTTATTTCCTCCAAAGAACTCAATATATTCCAGGTCTTAGATTAATAGAAGGATTTGAAATGATGTGCATCGAGGGAGCTATGACGGGAGCTGTTCCTATAGTTCTCAATCTTCCTACTTATGATTTCTATAAAGATTTTGGTATCTATATAGACCCAAATAAAGATATTACTGAACAACTTATTGATATCTTTAGTTCAGAATATAAACCACTTTCTCAAGAACAAGTTAGTTATGTTAGAAATGAATTTGCTTGGGAAAAACTTTGCCGGGCTATTTATAAAAGGATTCTAGAACTGTAATGCCCATTGTTGAAAAGATTTCGCCGTCAGAAATTGCCTTATACGAAGTTATTAGAAATCCAGTTCTTTTTGGTGAGTTTTTATATAATATAGACAGACCAAAGGATGAAAAACCTTTTGAACTTTCTATTTATCAAAAAGAATATCTATGTGATTTTAATGATAGAGTTTCTTTTATGGCAGGTCGTTCAGTAGGAAAAACTTTATCCGTAAGTATAAACATAGTTTGGGCATTGATTTTTAATATATTTCCAGACGATTACCTGGTTTATACTGTACCAAATAAAGTACATCTAGAACCTGTATTCACTAACTTAGTTCGTATGTTTAGAACAAATACAATTATGAAATATTTTATAGAACCTAAAGGTGGAATTAATGGTTCTGAATATTCTATAACATTACTAAATCACTCTAAACTTATCTGTCGTATTGCTGGACAATCTGGTGGTGGTGCTAATGTAAATGGTTTGCATTCTCCCTATGAGTTTTGTGATGAAGGTGGTTTTTATCCTTGGGGTACTTGGATAGAATTCCAACCTACCTTAAATACTTGGCAACAAGGTTACAGACTTTCAGTTTCTGGTGTACCTACTGGACTTAGAGAGAATAATGTTCTTTATTATTCAGATGAAATTAGCGAGGGTTATTCTCATCATCGAGTTTCTGCATATGAAAATCCAAGATTTACCGAGGAAGATAAAAATAGTGCTGTAGAACAGTATGGTGGTGAAGAGGCCGAAGATTTTGTACACTTTGTTTGTTTTACTCCAGATACCAAAATATTAACTAATCATGGTTTAGTTAATATTAAAGATATTAAGATTGGGGATGTTATACTAACTCATAAAGGAAACTGGAAAAAAGTTACTAATACTTTTTCCAGAGAATATTCTGGTAAATTATTATCAATAAAAACTCAGGGGAATTATACTAGAATTAGATGCACTCCAAATCATCCAATTTACTCTAAAATACTCCCAAAAGTTACTTGGTCAGGTAATGATCCATATGTACTTTGGAAAGGAAATACTAAAAATGGTGGAAAGAAGAAAGGAAAAGAAGTATCATTTCTCCCAGAATTTATACCCGCAAGCAAACTAAATAAATCTGATAGGGTTGCTTTTCCTAGTTTTGTATTTAATAATAATCTTCCAGACGTGATAGACTTTAGTAAGTATGGGATTGTCAAAGACAACTATGTTTGGGCAAAAGTGGGAGCAAGAAACAATAAAACTAGGTTGGTAGGAAAATTTCCTAAAACCATCCCCCTAGATAAAAAAATTCTTATTTTCATTGGTTTATTTATAGCAGAGGGAAGCACCGCTAGAAATTCACAATGTCAACTTGTTTTTAATAAAAAAGAAATTCATTTGGGTGCTTTATGTAAAGATGTGGTTGAAAACTATTTTGGATTATGCTGTAAAATTTCTAATGGCATTGGAACAATCATAGTATTATTCTCATCAAATATTTTTGTTAGCTTTATTAATGAATATATTGGTCATTTGGCTCCCAATAAAAAAATACCATCCTTTTTACTGGGTGTGTCTTCAAACCAACTTTTACCATTATTAGAAGGTTTATTTGCTGGAGATGGTTTTATAAGAACACGATCAGGTAAGCCTAGTGCATCATATACATCAGTATCTGAGAATTTAGTTAAACAAATTGCTTATATACTAAAGGGATTTAATATCAATCCTATAATATATAAAAGTGAGAATAATAACAAACTAACCAAATTCCCCGCTGGCTATAGTTCTATAACCCTAGATTCATACTCATTAGAAATAAATTCTAAGTCCATATCATCTATCTATACTAATAATATTAATACTTGGGACACATTTGACACAGGCGAGTTGGCAATTCCAATAACAGACATATTGGAAGAAGAATATGCAGGATTGGTTTATAATTTAGAGATAGAAGATGATAATAGTTATGTGGTAGAAAACTTTGCTGCTCATAACTGTGGTAAACATGGTAAACCAGTATTTGCTTTATTTGATAGAGCTACATTTGATATAGATGTTTATCCTATCTATAAAATAGAATTAAATGGTATTAAAGAATCTGAAAATATAATTAATTATCAAAGTAAATTTGCTCTTATTCCCAGTTTACCAGACAGAGACTCTAAATGTATTATGGGGATTGACTTAGGATATACTGAACCCACAGCAATATGGATTCTTTACTTTGACCATAATAATAGATTAAAGTTTCATGCAAAAATTAAACTAACTAAAGTATCTTATCCTATTCAAGAAAGAATGATAGATTTATTAGATAGTAAATTTAAACCCATTCTTATTGGAATTGATAAGGGTAGTGCTGGTATTTCAGTTATTCAAGATTTATTGGAACTTAAAGATTATATCCATAAAGATTATAAGAAAAAAATTATTCCATATGATTTTGCAACTTCAATTGTTATGGGTATAGATAATGATGGAAAAGAAATAAAAGAAAAAGCTAAACCATTGGCTGTATCTGTTTTACAAGATTGGACTAATAATAAAAAGCTAGTCTATTCTTCTACGGATATGGATATGATAGTAGAACTAGAAAGAATGACTTATACTAAATCTCCTAGTGGGGATATTGCTTATAAGACATTAACTGCTAGAGGTGGTAAAAAAGGTGAGGACCATTTTACTTCCGCATTACTTTGTGCAGTAACAACCTATTATCTAACAAATGATTTTGCATTTAGAAAGCAAGATAAACCCAAGTTGTTCAAACCAAGTTGGATATAATAAGGAATTAATGATATGAGTGACGAAAATATTGAACCAAAAGTTGAAGAACCAAAAAAAGATAATTTAGCAGTTGCAGAGTTAGTTTCATTTAGTGCTTCTCCTGGAGTTCTTAAAAATCCTTGGAAACTTACTGCAGAAATGCTTACTCCCTCCACACAGGGAGAATTTCAAAGAATTGTTAGAAAATGTAGATTTTTTTATAAAAAAGACCCACTATCTTCTACCACCATTAATAAATTGGTAGAGTTAGGAATCAATAACTTAGTTTTTGCTAAAAATGGACTAAGTGAAAATGAATTCAGAATTTTTACTGGATTAAGAGCACAACTATTACAGTTTGCTGAAGATTTAGCACTTGAATTTCTTCTGTCTGGTTTGGTTGTTCCAGAAGTTAGTTATACAACCAAAACCAGAGATGAAGTTAAAAGAATGGGTGTAAAAAAGTATGATACATTAGAATTACCAAATTCTCTGTGGGTACGTGATCCCTGTTCTATTGAAATTAGACAAATATTAGATCAACCGCAGTACCTTGTAACTGTTCCTGATAGTATGATGAATTATATCCAAAAAAGAGGTATATTTCCTGATGGGTCACAAAATGATAAACTTTATCTAGAAATGAAAGCCAATTATCCAGATTTTGTAAACAAAATCATGGAAGGACAAAGGCAAGTAGAATTGAATAACCCGTTTGTTATTCGTAGACGAGTTTTACAAGATTCTCCATATCCAGTTCCATATTTGAGTTCAGCTTTGGATATTCTAGAACATAAACGTAATATGAGAAAAGCAGATTATTCTGTTGTTACCAAAGTTCTAAGTGCTATTCTACAAATAAAAGTTGGTAGTGACCAATTTCCAATGACTGATAGCGAAGAAGATGAAGAGAGATTAATTGCACTTAAAAATCAACTTAGATTTAGAGAATCATCTCGCTATGGTTATGATATGGACAGTGTGTTTCAGCTATTTACTGACCATACTACAACATTACAATGGGTATTTCCAGATGTTAATACTTTGTTAAATGAAACAAAGTATGCAGAAGTTAATGATGAGATTATCTTTGCATTGGGATTTCCTAGAACATTGCTTGATGGTGAACCTAATGCAAGAGCTGGAACTTTATCGGCTGAGTATGCTGCAATTGGACCTATCCGTACTATGGAATCATTCAGAATTAGAATTCTTCCAATTATTCAGGAAATGGTTTATCAAATAAGTACTAGAAATAATTTTAGTTCTGTACCAAACGTAGATTTTGAACCCATTAATATTCATGATTTTGCTGTATTTATAAGTGCGTTGCAGAATCTTTATGGAACTGGTGCTCTTAGTAGAACTTCTCTTGCTAAAATGTTTGGTTATAACTTTGAGGATGAACTAGAAACCAGAGTTAAGGAAGAAAAGGCTATGGCAGATAGTGGTGTTCCAGAATTTGCTCCGCTACCTAATTCTCGTACTCCACAGAATTCACGAAATACTGTTGATAAAACCAAAGCCAATAAACCAACTATTTCTCCAAAAAAGAACAGTAATGATGTTCAAGGTGCAAAAAAGACCTAAATAGTACAAATTTGCTGTTATAATAACCAATAAATTGAGGTTCGTAGTATAATAAGTTATAGATAATAAAAATATCTATTGTCTTTAATAAGGATAAAGGTAATGACAAATGAAACAATAATTACTAATAATACCGATATAGAAGTATCATTAATAGATAATGAGGATGAACTAATCTCAGAAGATGAGGTTTCTGCATCCATTTCTAGAAATCCGGCGTGCTCGTGGGTTAAGTTTATTCTCACAGATAATATGCCTGATGGAAATAAACGTAGGATTCCTGTGGAAGAATTTAAGAATATTATTCATACAGGAATATTCATGCCATTAAAAATGGAATTGAATACCGTTTCAGGTGGTCATCCAGATTCAAAACCTCTGGGAGTTATTACTCATCTGAAAGAGGATGGAAATAAGATTAAAGCAATTGCTGCAATCTGGTCTAGAGAACGTCCTGAAGATGTTAAGTTACTAAAAGAAGCTAAAGCTAATCATAAACCATTAAATGTTTCGTGGGAAATTCTTTATGGAGATACTAAGAAAAATGAAGATGGTACTACTGATTTATTGGATACTTCGTTAAAAGCTGTAGCTATTGTGGGAAATCCAGCTTATAAGGGTAGAACTCCTATATTGGCTGTTGCTGAATTAGATAGTCTAGCATATCTAAAAGAACTTCCTAATGAATCATTTTTAGTTCCTGAATCTAGACAATTCCAAGTAAAAGATAAAGAAAGTCAGGTTTTGAAAGACAAGGTTGAAGTAGCTCTCACTGAAATTCAAGATTCTGATTTATCTGAAAAAGAAAAGAAATCCTTAACTAAGAAAGCACAAAAGTTACTGGATGCACAGTCGGAAATTTTAGTTTCGGAGGATAATAAATTGGACGAACAAGAATATACTCAGAAAATTACTGAGTTGCAAACCAAGTTAGATGAAGCTAATGCTAAAATTTTGGAACTTTCTCCTCTTCAAGATGAGATTGGTCCATTACGCGAGTTTAAAGCTTCTGTAGAAAAAGTCGAGCAAGAGAATACAAAACTTGCTGAAATTAAAGAAATGTTTGATGCCGCTAAAGTCAAGAAAGATGAAAAGTATTTTTCAGAAAATAAAGACAGACTTTTAGCTTTAGATAAAGGTTCTCTTGAGTTTATGTTGCAGGAAGTTGTCGCTGGTTTAACTAAAGAACCTGCCGAGGAAATTGCTGAAAATAAAAACAAGATTCCTCCTGTAACCGCTGATACTCCTACGGAGAAAAGTCCGAAGGAATTAGCTCAAGCTTTAAAAGAACTTAGACGGAAATAATTAGGAGATATTTATAATGGAAATTAGAAATTTTGAGCGTGTTGACGGCGTAGAAGCCGTTGCCGATATTGTTGAAGGTCGTTTTGTTATTAAGTGTGCTAACACCGATAGTTACGATTTCGGTAGCAAAAGAGATATTGCCGGAGTGAGAGTTCCTAACACGGCTGAAGAGGCAAAACGGGCTAAATATGTAATTACGTGGCCTGTTGATAATCGTCAACCTCCCATTTACCAACCCAATCCTGCTTTTAGTTGGGCTTTGCGTGGTGGATTTGACCAAGCAGCCAATAGCCCATTTAAGCCTGATAAGGTATATCTTACTTATCCTGGTTATACTAATGGGGCTACTATTCCTTCTGGGAATTTGGCATTAGCATTTACTGATGGTGTCTTTACTATTCCTAGTGGTGGTTTTGTGGATAGTGCAGATATTGAAGTTGTTGGTGCTATGTTTACTATTCAGTATGGTACTGGTGCTGATGCTGGCAAGCCTATTTATTGTGCTGCTGATGCGGTTGGTGTAATCGGTACTGTAGAAAGATTTGACTCTACTACTTATTCACTTACTGTTAGAGTTGATTAAGTAATTTATATTTAGGAGAAATTAAAAAAATGGATGAAAAAGAATTAAGGGAAGCTGTCGCTGAGTTACAAAAGGACAAGAACCAGAGAGAAGCTTTAGCTGAAATGATTACTGAGTGGATTGACCCGAACCATATCACTCAAGATTTTGTAAGTATGCTTTTGGATGCTCGTACTCTGAAACCTGGGGATTCACTTGTTAAGAAAATTCGCAAGGGGATTAAGGTTCGTACATTAGTTCCTGGTGCTATTCCTTTGTCTAATGAACTGACAATTTCGGAACGTATTAACTATGTCCTTGATGGTGCGATTTCTAGTGTGACCGCTTAAATATTGATAGGTGGTGTAAAATTCCACTAATTGCTGGAAACTCCTAAAGCCTATTCTCCCTTATTATGGAAAAGTAGAAAGGATAAATAAAATGGACAATCAGCCGGAAAGCTTAATAACTGTAAAAGAATTATCTTGGTTAGGTGGACTTATTGATGGGGAAGGTACAATTACTATAAGATACCACGAAAGAAAAAATAATAGACCAATGTTACACCCAGTTTTTACTTTACCAAATACAAGTACTAAAATTATAGAAGAAGCAAAAAGAATATTACAAAAGAACAACATTCCATTTTGGCAAACAAATTACAAAGGTACAGATAAATGGAAACCAAACTCAATAATAGAAGTGAACGGAATAAAAAGACTTTTGAAATTTCTTCCTATAATTGAAGAATATTTGATAGAAAAAAGAGAAAATTCTAAACTAGTAAGAAACTGGTGTGAGAAAAGAGAAGCAAATTATCTTCTCAATAGAAATTGGAAATATTATGACCGCGAAGATTTTGAAACACTAATAAAAATAAAGAAACTTCACGGACACCAAGATGAAATTGATTACGAAAAGATAGAAAAGTTATTAAAATCCTCAGAGACTACACGTGGAACATCCTTATTGGATGAAGATATAGTCCGAACTGCATAGAG